AACCTGCTCGCTCCATTAACTTCATAACACTAAACTTTGTCGCAACCCGTACAGGGGTGGCATTTTCTGAGGTAGGAGGCTAACATGGCACAAATAGACGACTTTAAAGCAAATTTAATCGGTGGCGGTTATCGTACCAATCAGTTTCGTGTAACAATTACACCACCACCTGGCATTGCAATCGGATTAGATGTACGAAGAACTTCTTTTCTATGTACTGCAACTACATTACCAAATATAACACTAGGTGAAATTGCTCTCAAATACAGAGGTAGAAGTATTATGATTGCTGGAGATAGAGAAACTACAGGTGATTGGACTACTACTTTTTTCATGGACACAGACTTCATGATTATGAACGCACTACAAAGATGGTCAAATGGTATCAATGATTTTGATACTAATACAGGTGTCTCAGCATTATCAGATTATTCAACAGACTTAACTGCTGAAATGCTAGATAGAGATGACACAGTATTAAAAACATACATCTTTAAAAATGCATGGCCAAAAGATATCTCAAGTCCTGCTATGGATGCAGAAGGTGAAAATGCTATTGGTAAATTTGACTGTGTATGGAAATATCAAAACTATTCCATTAGTGGAGTGAACTTCTAAATCAGTCTTTTTTTTCCTTATAAATAAAGGACAATAGAAAAGATTAATTGGAGTATATTATTATGGCAGAACTATTTGGTTTCAAGTTTGAAAGAGCGAAAGACACCAAGAGTCAAGAAAAATTCACAGTACCACCAGCAGATGACGGCGCAGTTGAAATCTCTGGTGGCGGTTTCTTTGGTCAAGTACTAGATACTGATGGCAGAGAAAGGTCAGAAGTTGACTTAATCCGTAGGTATCGTGAAATTTCACAGCAACCTGAATGTGATAGTGCGATAGAAGATATCGTGAATGAAGCAATCGTATCAAATGAAAAAGATATGGCAGTTGCAATTGAACTTGACAGATTGAATTACACTAAAGGAATTAAAGAAAAAATTCGCAAAGAATTTGCTCACATAATGTCGCTTTTAGATTTCGATATCAAAGGACATGATATTTTTAGAAGATGGTATGTTGATGGTAGGATATTTTATCACAAAGTAATTGACAAAAATAACCCCAAATTAGGTATTGTTGAAGTACGATATTTAGACCCTAAGAAAATCAGAAAAGTAAGACAGATATCAAAAGATAAAAAGCCTGGCACTTCTTTAGATATTGTAACAAAAGTAGAAGACTATTTCATATACAATGATAAGGGATTAAATTCTGGAGCGATGAGTGAAGGGATTAGGATTACAGATGATTCTATTACGTATGTACCTTCTGGTTTAATTGACCAAAACAGAGGTTCTGTACTTTCACACTTACAAAAAGCAATCAAACCTGTTAATCAATTAAGGATGATTGAAGACTCTGTAGTAATATACAGAATATCAAGAGCACCAGAAAGAAGAATATTTTATATTGACGTTGGTAATTTACCTAAAGTAAAAGCAGAACAATATCTAAAAGATGTTATGAATCGTTATCGTAACAAATTAGTTTATGATGCATCTACAGGTGAAATCCGAGATGATAGAAATCATATGTCAATGTTAGAAGACTTCTGGTTACCTCGTAGAGAGGGTGGTCGTGGAACAGAGATTACAACACTACCTGGCGGTGCAAACTTAGGTGAGATAGAAGATATAAAATATTTCCAAAACAAATTGTATCGTTCATTAAATGTACCTATCTCTAGAATGGAAGCTGAAAGTGGATTTAGTTTAGGTCGTGCTAGTGAGATTACTAGAGATGAATTAAAATTCACAAAGTTTGTGCAGAGATTAAGAAAAAGATTTACACCTATCTTTACTGATATGTTAAAGTCTCAATTAATTCTAAAAGGTATTGTTACCTTAGAAGATTGGGATAACATGAAAGAACATATCCAATATGACTTTCTACAAGATGGACATTTTGCTGAACTAAAAAGGGCAGAATTAATGCAAGATAGAATCAATGCATTACAATCTATTGAAACATACATTGGTACATTCTATAGTAAACAATGGGTGCAAAAAAACGTACTAAATATGTCAGATGCAGAGATAGAAGAAATGCAAAAACAAATTAATCAAGAAGCAGGTTTGGATGTTGAAGACGGTGGTGTTGATATGCCAACAGGTGGTGATGGAATCACAAGATACCCACAAGATTCAACAGGTTCATTTATATCACCTGACGATTTAGAAGGTGATGATAATGATGGAGTTAACAATAAAGGAGATGATAATGGCGGAAACTAAAGATATAATAGATGCTTTGTCTGGTGGTGATAACTTAGGTGCTGAACAATCATTTAAAGATACAATCGCTGCTAAAGTCGGCGATGCATTAGAAGTAAAAAGGAAAGAGGTAGCAAATACATTCGTTCAATCAAGTACAAATAAGGTTGAGGATGATGTCGCTGAAGTTTGATAATTTTTATAAACCTTTTTTAGAAAAGGATGAACATAAAAAATCTAAGGAGTATAAGAAATTATCCCCTAAGATGAAAGGTGCTGTAGATGAAATATTTAAAATAATGGATTCTAAACCTTCAGATTTCCTAAATACCTTTGAAAAGACTATAAAAGATATAAGTAAAAAGAAAAAGGTTCTTGAAAAAGACCTTATTTCTTATTTTGAAAAAGAAGTACTATCAATTTAACAGGAGTAGTTAGATGGCTATTGTTGCAAGAATACTAAGAGACACCGTAGTTAACGCTCCGGGCGCTGGTGGAACAGTTACGGTTAAGGTTGATATCGAAGATGATGCTGCTGCAAATGGTGCTATACTAGATGCAAGTGGTTTAGATGGTCATGCAAACGGTGCAAAACTAGACATCAGTAGACTTTGGTGGGCATTGACTCAAGGAAGTGCTGATGACGATACTGGACATATTGAAATTCAAGAAGTCGCTGCCAGTACTGATATTGTTCAAATTAGACTTGCTGGAACTGGACACTATGATGGTTCTGCTGGATTAATTAAAGGAACTGCCGCTAACACAACAGCAACTTCTGGTGACCATGAAATAACTACTTTCGGTACATCTGGATTTGTTATAATTGAATTTAAAAAAGACGCAGGTTATACAACATAGAGAGTATTATGAATAAAGTAAAACTAATATCTGAATCAATCGCACAAAATGTAGAATACATTACAGAAGAAAAAGCAAACGGTAAAAAAGATTATAAGATTAAAGGTGTCTTTATGCAGGCTGAAATTAAGAATAAGAATGGTCGTGTATATCCAATGGAAATACTTCAAAAAGAAGTTGCAAGATACAACAAAGAATTCATTAACGAGAAAAGAGCATACGGTGAGTTAGGACACCCAGAAGGTCCTACAATAAACCTAGAAAGAGCTTCTCACATGATTACTGCACTATACCAAGACGGACAAAACTTTATAGGGGAAGCTAAAATACTTGCAACACCTATGGGTGAAATCGTTAAGACCCTTATGGAAGAGGGTGCTAAACTCGGTGTTTCTTCAAGAGGAATGGGTAGTTTAGAAACTAAAAAAAATGGTGCAAGTTATGTAAGAGACGATTTTTATCTCGCAACTGCCGCTGATATTGTTTCAGACCCATCTGCTCCTAGTGCTTTCGTAGAAGGTATTATGGAAGGAAAAGAGTGGGTATGGAATCATGGGGCATTAATGGAAGCCGAATTAGTTGATATGAAGGAAAGAATCAACGCTAAAGCTCGGAAGAAACAGACATTGGAAGAATCTTTGGAATTTGCAAAGTTTTTGAAAATGTTATGATGTATAAATAAATGTTAATATAACCGAATTATATTTTTAAAAACAATAGATTCAATTAGGAGATATCCGAATGGCAAATGAAATCGAAAAGACTATTGAAGAATTAGAGGCAGAAGTGCTTAGTGAGTTAGAAGAAGCCAATGGTGCTGATGCTCCTAAGAAAGGTGCTGCTCCGTCAGAACCTGCTTTAAAAGCTTCTGACGCTTCAAATGTAACACCTGGCGGTGAAGTACAAGATATGGGACCTGCCGTAACACATCCATCTGACAAATCAGGGCCTGGAACTCAAGCTGGTAAAAAAGCAAGTGAGAAAAAGGACGATGCTGCTCAGAAATCTGGACTAAAATCAATGAAAGGTGATATGTCACCTAATGATGGAAAAAAGAAAGTTGCTAAACCTTTAGCTGCTGGTGACCAAGTAGAAAT